GTTATGTAATTTATCAAAGATGCCAGAAAAGATAGGAGAATTTATTGAACAGGATGTAAATACAAAGCAAGCCCAAGAAATATTAATGTCGATACTGGCGGAGAGAACGAAGAAGACAGAGATTTTGAGCACAATACCACAGAGTTCACCGGAAGATTTGATGATGCAAGTGGCTAAAGCCCGCCAGAATAGCCAACTATAAGCAATCTATCTTTTACCGCGACGAATAGCAAGTTTAAACACCGCGGTAAAATAAAGTGTTATAACCGCCGTATATAGCGCTAACATACGCGGCGGTAGTTAAAACGCGCCACAATTAACCACGGAATATAACAGTGATAAAGACAGCAAAGGGGAAAAAATGACAAGTATAACTGAAACAAATAATTTAGGTGACCTTCTGAAATATGAAGCATCAAATCTATACTCACGTGACCAAATAACGGTAGCAAAAGGGCAAAACCTCAAGCTTGGCATGGTTGTTGGTCGTGATAAAGATGATCTAATTAAAATTATAAACTTAGCAGCCACAGATGGCACGCAAACAGCAATAGGTGTAATAACAAGTGATGTAAACGCAACGGAAACCACCAAAGCAGTAATCATTACACGTATAGCGATGCTAGCAGATCATGCGGTTGTGTGGCCAGCAAATATAACAGAAGAGCAAAAAGCTGCAGCAATAAAACAACTTGAAGAACGAGGCGTTATCATCCGCAAAGGGGTCTAGTAAATAATAAAAAACATAAAGGGGGGAAAAGAAAAAATGCAAAATCCATTTACAAATACAGCATTTAGCATGACGGCACTAACAAATGCAATAAACATATTGCCGATAAATTATGGTCGCGTCGAAAACTTAAATTTATTTCCAAGTAGATCGGTAAGATTTCGACATATTACGATAGAAGAGCAAAACGGAGTATTGAGTTTACTACCAACGCAAGTACCCGGAGCACCAGCAACAGTGGGAAAACGAGGAAAACGGAAAATAAGAACATTTACCATACCGCATATTCCCCATGATGATGTAGTGTTACCAGAGGAAGTACAGGGAATAAGGGCATTTGGGTCAGAGAGTGAACTTAAAGCGCTGGCAGATGTAATAACTGATCATTTGCAGTTGATGAGAAACAAACATGCGATAACGCTAGAACATTTGCGGATGGGGGCGCTGAAAGGAATAATTTTGGACGCTGATGGCAGTGAGTTATTAAATCTGTATAACGAATTTGAAATTACACCAAAAGTAGTAAATTTTGCACTAGGAACAGCAACAACCGATGTAAAGCGTAAGTGTCTGGAAGTATTGAGGCATGTTGAGGACAACTTAAGTGGTGAATATATGACCGGGATTCATGCGCTGGTAAGTCCTGAGTTTTTTGATGCACTCACTTCTCATGCTAAAGTAAAAGAAGCATACGAGAGATGGCAAGAAGGAGCAGCGCTAAGGAACGATATGAGATCAGGATTTACGTTCTGTGGAATAACGTTTGAGGAATATAGAGGGCAAGCAACCGACCCTGAAGGAACCGTAAGAAGATTTATAGAAAGAGATACAGGACACTGTTTTCCACTTGGTACAGCAAACACATTTACTACTTACTTTGCGCCAGCGGACTTCAATGAAACAGTAAATACACTAGGACAGCCGCTCTATGCAAAACAAGAGCCAAGAAGATTTGATAGAGGGACCGATTTACATACTCAGTCAAATCCTCTGCCGATGTGCCACCGTCCGGGGATATTAGTAAAAGTCGTTGCAGCATAACAATACAGGTAGAGCAACTACAAAAGTGGTGAGGAATAGAAATGCTCTACCTGTATGCCCCTTCTTAGCGTGCATAGTGCATAAAGGTAAAATATGCAAGAAAAAATAAAAAGATTATTGAAAGATTGTTTTACACATTTAGGAGAGCAAGCATTGTATGAGTCAAGGGATAAGCCGTACATGGTGCAGATATTAAAGCAACAGCCGGATAAATTATATGGAATTGGTGAAGGCCAATTTGTGGGGGAGATGCTTTTTCTTGAGGTAAGCGTTTTTGATGTATTGAAGCCAATGGTGGGAGATACTTTTTCCATAGGTAGTTGTAGATACAGAGTACATTCACCGCCACTCAGAGATAACTCTGGAATGATCTGGAAGATTCAAGCGTCAAATGCGTATCAACGTTGAGGTTAGCGGTAGCATTGAGAAGGTTATGCAAAGTATAGATGCTGAAAGGAAAAAAGTGGAAAAAGCGACGGAGAGGGCATTAAACAAAACAGCACTATGGTTAAAAACGCAAGCTGCTAAGGAAATTAGTGAGGAAAAGAAGATAAAATTAACGATAATGAGAAAAAGGTTGCGAATCTTTAAGGCAAGAACAAGCAGGTTAGAGGTTTTGATAAGAGCAAATTTGTATGACATCAAAGCTTCATTAATGGGTAAAATGAGACAAACAAAAAGAGGTACAAAAATAGGAAAACATGAGTTTATAGGAGCATTTATGGCAACAATGCCAAGAGGAAATAGTGGTATTTTTAGGCGTGAAGGAAGAACAGCTTTGCCGATACAAGAAATCAAATTACCGCTAGAACCAGAAGGATCGAGGATAATAAAAGACCTTGTTGATTATGAAGTTGAAAAGGTATTTGAAAAGTTTTTTTACCGCGAATTAGAACTAAAAGTATGATTTTAACTGAGTTACACAAAGCAATTTGCAGGATATTGAAGAAAGAAATACCAGCGATACAGGCATGTGAAGTGTATCCAACAATAAGAAGGGAAATAATAGCGCCAGCGGTATTTGTAGAGCTTGTGAGTTTAGAGCCAGGAAAAGATCCGGGGACTGAGGAGTTAGCGCTAAGAGCAAGATTTGAAGCAAGAATTGTAGTTGATGGAACAGTCGAAGATTCTCAGGTAGCTGTGAGAGAGTTAGCAGCAGCAGTTGCAAGAGTAGTGAATAAAAATACTTGGAACGTGGAAAATGTTTCAGCAGGTGAATTTATCTCAGGAGGAGGAGATGATTTTAGGCCAGAGCTCGATGCATATTTAGTGTGGATGGTAGAGTGGGTGCATACAATACACGTAGGGCGATCTATTTGGGAAAAAGGAAAATTTAGGCCACACAAAATAGAAATCGGTGAAATAAATGTTAGAAAATAATTTTGCAATTTCGGAATTACAGAGGAAATTGGCCAACATTGTTCGTATAGGAGTTGTAAAAGAAATAGATTATGAAAAGGCAAGAGTAAGAGTGAAAATAGGAGAAATTTTAACAGATTATTTGCCGTGGATAACGAGTAAAGCAGGAAAAGATAGAGATTGGTCTCCGCCAGATATCGATGAACAAGTTATGGTATTTTCTCCTCTTGGTGAACTATCATTAGGAGTGGTATTACCAGGAATTTATCAGGAAAGATACCCTGCACCAGAGAATAAAAAAGAAATAAATAGTGTGAAGTTTCAGGATGGGACAAAGTTATCATATAACCAAGAAAAGCACCATCTTAAGATAGATGTAGTAGATAAAATAACGTTGAAAGTAGGAGAATCAAGCATAGAGATGACAAAAAAAGGAATAAAACTCAAAGCAAAGAGAATCGACCTTAATTAAGTATGGCTAAAGCTGTGGTTTGTATAGGGGATTATTGCAGTGGAATACCGGCACATGTTTGTATGAGTGGAAGTAGTGATGTTTTTAAGAAAGGGAGATCTGTGTGTCGAAAAGGAGATATCTTAACTCTGGGAGAGAAGCTAATACAAGGTTCAAACAGCGTATTTGTGAATGGTATGGGAGTAACGAGAACAGGAGACTTGGTATCGTGTGGTTTTAAAGTGATAGGTGTTAGCAAAAATGTATTTGCAGAATGAGAGGCATGAATGCTAGCACGGGAAAGGAATTGGAAGGAATAGAACATTTGAAACAATCAATAATTGATATATTAACCACTCCTATTAACAGTAGAGTAATGAGGAGAGATTATGGGTCAAGATTATTTGAGTTAGTGGATAAGCCAATCAATAGAGATTTAACTTTGGCAATCTATGCAGAAGTAGCAAAAGCACTACAAAAGTGGGAGGAAAGATTTAAGCTAGAAAAAGTAAAAATAACAGAAGTGAAAGAAGGAAAAGTAACGCTTGACCTAGAAGGATTGTACCTACCAATGGGGGAAAATATTCGCTTTGACGGGGTTGTGGTATAAAGATGGAGCAGCCAAATATTATCGAACCACTGAACTTTGAAGAGGTTTTTTCTCGGATGAAGGAAGAATTAATAAGTCGAGATGAAAGTTTTACGGCATTAGTAGAAAGTGATCCAGCGATGAAGATTTTAGAAGTAGCAGCATGGCGAGAACTTTTGCTGAGAGAAAGAATAAACGAAGCGGTAAAAAGTAATTTACTTAAGTTTGCAAGGGGAAATGATCTTGATAATTTAGCTGAGTTTTACGTAGTGGAAAGGGAGAACGGGGAAAAGGATGAAAATTTTAGGAAAAGGATTAAAGCAAAGATAGTTGGCTGGAGTACAGGAGGAAATTACCGATATCATGCACTCTCAGCAGATAGGAGAGTAAAAGATGCATTAGTAGAATCACCTGTACCAGGAAAAGTACAAGTTTCAATCTTATCAACAGAATTATCCACAACTGGCATACCCCTAGAAGAACTAATGGAAATTGTCAGAAATCAGCTAAACAGGGAGGATGTGAGGATTTTAACAGATACAATTGAAGTGGTAATACCAATTCCCATTACACGGCAAACAGATAGACAATAATAGAAGACAAGCCATAATGAAGTAAGTAAAATAGTTGAGGTATAAATGGCATTAAGATCAAAATTATTGGATGAAAAAGTGAGCAAAAGAAATGCTGAAGAAAGTAAGGAATAATGCATATGTTTCG